ATGGTGATCATCCGGAGGTCGTCGGGCCGGACCCGGAACTCATGGCGGATGACGGGGTCCGGGAAGTACCAGATATCCTTGGTCTCCTCGAGCCCCTCGTGAAGGGCGCCCGGCCCGGCGGACACCCGGACGTCGATCTCGGGGATCGCGGAGAAGCCCTCCGGTAGAGCTTTAGAGGCCGGCGCCTCCACGACGCGCTCCAGACGCACGGGCTTCGCGCGCGGCTTGCGCGCGGGCCGCTTCTTGTGCCGGAGCTCTTCCTCGTCGCACTGGAGGTGCCGAGCAAGCGCCGCGCGGTCGTCCTCGGAAAGGACTTTCGGCGTTCCGCGATAGACGAACTGATGCAGGTACGCCGCGTTCCGCCCCATTGCGAGCGACGCATTCTTAAGGTCGGTCCCTTGGCCCTCGATCAGCTTCAGTACCTTGTGCCGAACAGTATCTAGATCCATCGGACCCTCCTTCACAATTGGATATAGGAAATTAACAATCTTTTCTCGTTGACGCAATAGGAAAATAGTGATTTGAATATTCCTATCATGCAGACGTTCACCCAACAGTTTCGCGAGGAGGTCGAAAGCTTCCTGAAGCGCACGGGCACCAAGCCCACCGAGTTCGGCCGCCAGGCGATCGGCGATCCGTCGCTGGTCCTCAATCTTCGCCGCGGCCGGTCTCCGACCCTCGCGACCGCTGACCGGATTCTCGGTTACATCCGCGAGAACGACCCGTCAGGCCAGAGGAGCCGCAGCCGATGACTGTGGAACAAGGATCACAGCGGACGCGCGTCCGGCACCTCAATCAGATCGAACTCGCCGAACGCTGGAACATCTCCAAGCGCACGCTGGAGCGCTGGCGCTGGATCGGCGAGGGCCCCGCGTACCTGAAGATCGGCGGCCGCGTGGTTTACCGCCTCGAGGACATCGAGGCCTACGAGGCCGAGAACCTTCGCGCCAGCACCTCGGTCGTGGCCGGGTCCCAGTGATGGCCGCGATGACCGCCGCGACGAACCCCTTCGAGGTCTTCGCCGACACCTACACGCCGCGCCCGGTCAAGGCCAGGCGGAAGCGGCCGGCCAACGGCCAGGCCATGTCGGCCAAGGACGAGCGCCTCGAGGAACGCAGCCGGCTCGCCGCCAATTACCGGCGCGAGGAAGCACGGAGAACCGCCGAGGCGCTGGCGTCTCCTCTGGGCAAACACCTGGCCTCTCTCCTTGCCGAGTTCGACAAGCTCACCATCGACGACGCCGACGTCATGATCGGCCGCATCGAGGCCCAGGACTGGCTGTTGCGAGCGGATGAGGACTTCCGCCGCCTGGCGCTTCGTTTGATCGATAAGCGTATCGGACGCATCCGCGGCGACGCCGGTCTCGTCGAACTGGACGACCCGCTGCCCGGCGACCCCGACAATGCCTTTTTCATCATCAAGCGGCTGCTGAGGGCGGCGTGATGGGCACGATTTCCATCAAATCCATGCTCGACGCCCATGTGGCCGCAAACGGCAAGACCTGGGGGCACGACCGGGATCTCACCGTCGGCGCCAGCGAGGTCGGCCAGTGCCTGCGCAAGACCTGGTTCGCAAAGAACGGCGTCGAACCCGATCCTGATTATGTCGATCGCTACGGCGCCAAGCTGCGCGGCGATCTTATCGAGAACCATCACTGGGAGCCGGGCATCCGCGGCCAATTGCCCAATGGCGTCGCCTTCCTGTTCGCAGGCCCGGAGCAGAAGACCCTGGTCGACGGGTATCTCTCCGCCACCAGCGACGGCCTGCTGGTCGGCGTCTCGCCTGACGCGCTGTCGCACCATGGCATCGACGACATCGGCGGCGACAGCTTGGTGGTCGAGTGCAAGAGCATTGATCCCCGCGTCGGCCTCAAGGACGCCAAGGCCGAGCACGAATTTCAGGTCCATTGCCAAATGGGCCTGATCCGGCACTGCACCGAGTACAGGCCGAATTTCGCGCTGATCTCGTACACGGACGCTTCGTTCCTCGACGACGTGACCGAGTTCGCGATCCCGTTCGATCCGGATATCTACGCGGCGGCCAAGGTCCGCGCCACCCGTGTCATGACGGCGGACACGTCCCTGGAATTGCCACCCGAAGGCAAGCTCGGCGGCGGCGGCGAGTGCCGCTTCTGCCCGCACCGAAGCCATTGCGCCGGCGATACCGTCGGCGCCATCCCCGAAGACAGGGAACCGCTCGGCGGCAATGCGCTCGCGGCCCTCAAGGACATGGTCAACGAGGAACAGGCAGCGCGGGCCCAGAAGGACGCCGCGGCCCGGCGCCATGCCGAGGCCCAGGAACGGATCAAGGAATTCTTGCGGGAACACCGGACCCGCAAGGTCGAAGGCGACGATTGGTCGGTGACCTACTTCCCGGTCAAGGGACGCATGTCCCTGAACAAGAAGGCCTTAGAGGCAGCCGGTATCGATCTCTCGCCGTTCGAGACGCCGGGAGATCCCGGCGAACGCCTCACCATCAAGCTCAGGTAACCGTGAAAGGAGCCATGTAAATGATAAACGTACCTGCGACACAGACCAATGGCGGCGCCGTCGCCGCCGCCGACAACTACAACCCCTACGCCGCCTATGGCGAGCAGGCCACCGGCGGCGCCCGCAACATCATCAAGTTCCGCAAGGGTCGCTTCTTCTACGGCCAGGACGACATCGAGATCCCGCTCGGCACCCGGCTGATCGCCAACATGCCCGGCGCCAAGGTCGGATGGGTCCGCTGGCGGGACGGCAAGCCCACCGACGAGGTGATGGTGCTGATCGGCGATGGCGTGGCGCCGCCAAGGCGCAACGAACTTGGCGACGAGGACCGCAACCTGTGGGAGACCGATGACCGCAGCGATCCCAAGGACCCCTGGCAGTTCACCAACCACTTGCCGCTGAAGGGTCCGGAGACCGGCGAGGAGTTCCTGTTCGCCACCAGCACCCGCGGCGGCATCGGGGCCATCGGGGCGTTCGCCAAAGACTACGGCACCGCCTACCGGCAGAAACCCGGCAAGCTGCCTGTCATTGAATTGCGGGCATCCGACTACGCCCATCCCAATAAGGCCTATGGCCGCGTCGACGTGCCGGTCTTCGAACTGGCCGATTGGGTGGACGAGGCGGACCTGCTCAGTGCCGAGGCTGGTGACCGGACCCGAGAAGAACCGGCCCCCGAACCCGAGAGAGCGGCCGGCGCCTCCAACAGCGCGAACCGTACCGGCGCCGGCCACCGCACCAGGTTCTAGACCCGATACGTTGGGTGGGGGCGCTCTAACGCCTCCGTCCAACCCCGCACCAACCCACAGGAGCAGGATCGTGCGTGAACGATCTTATCAGGAGTCCGCAGATTTTCTCGCCGATTTCTTCGGCGTGACCACCGAGCACGCCGTCGAGTTGCGTTCGTTCACCAACCGGAGCGGCGATGGCCCGACGCGGCCCCTGTTCACCCGTGATGTCGAAATGATCGCGGCGCACTGCGCCAGGTGGAACCTGGAAGGGCGCGGCATGTTCTTCGGCGCTTGCACCCGCGTCACCGGGTCGCACACCGGGCGGCGGGTCGATCTCGCGGAATGCCCGGCGCTCTGGGCCGACATCGACACCGGCAAAATGGGCATGGACAAGGACACGGTCGTTTCCGCGCTTCGTCCCCTGCCATTTCCGCCGTCCGTGATCATCGACAGCGGCGGCGGCCTGCATGCCTATTGGCTATTCAGCGAGGCCATCGACGTGAGGGCTGACGTTGAGGACGCGGAGACCACCGAAGAGGCGATCACCAGCGCCTTGAAGCAACTGGCCGGGATCTGCGCCGGCGATCTCAATGTCTGTGACCTGGCTCGCGTGATGCGCCTGCCCGGCACGATGAACACCAAGACCGACGTCATGGAGGCCAACGCCGGTAAACCCGCTCAGTGCCAAGTTCTCGAAGCCACCTGGGCGCGCCACGAGTTCGACGACCTGGTCGAATGGCTGGATTGGCAGCGGCCCGTGGTCGAACGTCCCGTGCGCGACGAAGCTTCCCAAAAAATCCAACACGACAATCCATACCTCGCCGCCGCCAAGCGCTTAGGTTTCAAGCCGCCGATTGACGTTGAGCAGGCGTTGGCCGCCGTGACCTATCTAGGCGAAGGCGATACCGGCATTCACCAGACGCAGTTGCGCGTTTCCGCCTCCCTGGCATCGCAGGGCGTCGACGAGGACGAGATCGTGGCCCTGCTGTTGGACGCCACCCGCGCCGCCGCCGGACGCCATGGCGCCACCTGGAACTGGAAGCGCGAAGAGGCGGCGATCCGACGGATGATCGCCTCGGCGCGGGAAAAATTTGGAGACAGGTCTCAGGAGCGCGTCGTCAGCCTGGCCAAGGCCCGCGAGAAACGCGCCGCCGGGAAGGCTTCCGCGATCGCCGGCGACGGCACCGCCCAGCCGGAGTCCGCCAAGAAGACCAAGGCCGCGCAGGCGCACTTGATCGCCCAGGTCGGCGAAGCCGCCATCGCTCATTGGAGCGATCACCGCGGCGTGCTGATGCTGACCCAGGGACAAGCCTGGACTTACGCCGACGGTTTCTGGCGGGCCTTCGACGACGAACTCGATCACATCATGCGGACCACCATTCAGGGCGTGGTCCGCGCCATGGGCCAAAAGACCTCGCCCCAGCTCCTGAACGCCGCCTGGCGCTATGTCATGGAGCATCCCGGCCTTCTGCGCGAGGGGATCGAATGGGATTCCGCCGGCGTCATCGTCTGCCGCAACGGCGCCATCGATCCCAGAACCCGGGAAGTGCGCGGCCATTCGGAAACCAATTATGCCACCTACGGGATCGAAGCCGGCATCGACGCCGCGGCAACCTGCCCCATCTGGTTCGGCTTCCTGGAGACCGCCTTCGGCAATCTCGAGACAAACGAGCGCCTGGCCGTTATCGATACCCTGGCCGAATGGTTCGGCTCGGCCCTGGTGCGGAGCAAAAGCCGCGAGATGACCAAGGGTCTGATCGCCTACGGCCCGTCGCGAACCGGCAAGACGCAGTTGGCGCAGGTGCTCCGCGCCCTGATCGGCGGTAACGCCACGGGCATGCGGGCTCGCGACCTGGAGGAGCATTTCGGGATGCAGCCGCTGATCCGGGCCTCGGCCTGGATCGCCGATGATGCGGTCAGTAGCGGCGAGTTCCTGGACGCTGAGCGCTACAAGGTCATCGTCACCGGCGAGCCGGTCAGCATCCCGCGCAAGAACAGGGATAACTGGGAAGGTTGCCTCGACATCGCGGTCTGCCTCACCGCCAACCATCTGCCCCGGGTCAAGGACCAGTCGCACGCGGTCTACAACCGCTCCATCGTGCTCCCCATGACCGTCGAGCACGACGAGACGGCGGCCGAGGAGAAATCGATCTCCGAGCGGGTGATAGAGGCCGAGCTGGGCGGTGTCCTCAATTGGGCGTTGGAGGGTTATGCCCGGCTAGCCGAGCGGCGGTATTTCAATCCACCCAGGGTCATGCGCGAGGCCGTCGGCATGTTCGAGCACGACAACAACCCCATCGGTGCTTGGCTGGCCACGGCGGTGGAGCCATCGGGCGGCATGATGGTCGATCGCCGCGACCTGCTGTCCTCCCTCAACGGCTGGATGATCTCGGAGTTCGGCCAGGACGCCAAGCCCTTCGGTGGACGCACGGTGTTCCCGGCCATCCGCCGCGCCATGCCGGAGGCTGGAGACTACAAGACCAATGGCCGTCGCTATGTCACCGGGGTGAAGCTGACCGACGAGGGCATCAGCTACATCCACGAGTTCGCCGACAACAACTACGGCAAGCAGGCCGGTTCCGGCGAGGCCGACAATTTCATCAACAGGATGTTCCAGGGCCCGAACGCGGGCCGCCCTCAGGGCAAGGAGCCGAGGTTCTGATGGCCACATTCGCATCAGAAATGGGCTCTTCGACCTGCCCTAAATCAGTGTCTTTGAGGGCACTTCGGCTCCGGCGCCCTCAGCGCGAGGGCACTTCGATGTGCCCTGGAAATGAGAAGTGCCCTGCAATGTGCCCTGACCACGACCCATTGAGAAATAACGGCTTTTTGCTGCTTTGGGCAGATAAGGGCACTTCTTTTCTATTTAGTCCAAAACATGAAAAAGGAGGTAATAAATGAAAAAGTATAGGGGGGTAATACGCGCGCGCGAGAACTGCCCTGGCCTGGTGGGGTCGTCGTGAGCGCGGTCGCGCACGGCGGCGGCGCACGCAGGGTCGGAGAGCCGCTGATCCCCCGCGTCATGGGCCAGGTCGCCGGGGCCGCCAAGGCCTTCGAGAGCCGCTGGACCCTCACCGCCCTCAAGCGCGTCGATGCCGACCTGCACCGGCTCTTCAACGAACAGCAGGACCTCTATCACCAAGCCCTGATCACCGGCAGCGACCGCGAAGTCGAGGAGCAGGCAGCCGCCATGTGCCGGGGTTGGGCGGCGATTGCCCGGGCTATGGAAACGGCAGGGGTCGAAGACGACGCCTACCTGCTCGGCTTTCACGGAGCGACCGGAACCAGGGTCGCCATCGGCGAACAGAAGCACGCCATCGCCAGGGTGCGGGAACTGCACGGCGACAAGGTTGTCTGGATCACCCCGGACGAGGTGGCGGCGCTGGTCGGCGGCATGGAACTTCTCAAGGCCGCGAAAGGCGTCTTCCCCGACGCGGAGGTCATCAACCTCTACCCGAATGAACCGGCAAAGGAGGATACGTGATGACGCACGCGTAATCGCGGCAACGCCGCGTTCAAGCGGACGGCGACGGTGTTCTTGGCAGTCCCCCGCCGCCGCCCTGACCACGATGAACCGAAAGGGAAACACCATGGCTACGACGACTCTGCTCAAAACGGGCAATGAGGCAAGCGGCTTTCGATCGGCCGCGACAATATCAACGGAGGAATCTCTTGTTCCCAATCCACAACCGAAGCTCGCCCGATCGCAAGTGCGGGCGGTGAACTGGCGTCCAGTACCGGACTGGCCAGAGTATGAAGTTTTTTCCGCAGGCGATGTTCGTCGGGTCGGACGAGCGTCCGGCGCCAAGCCCGGCCGTATCCTGCGGCAGCTTCTCAACAAGGGGACCGGATACTATTCGGTTTACCTCTCGAGCCACGCGAACCAGAAAAGGATCGATGTTCACCGATTGGTGGCGCTGGCGTTTCTTGGACATCAACCTTCTTCGAAGCACCTCGTGACCCATATCGATGGTTCGAGGACGAACAATCGTGTCGAAAATCTTCGGTGGGCAACACAGGCGGAAAACCTGCAAGACTGTTTTGCCCACGGTACCGCCCTCATAGGCTCCAAGAACCCAGCTGCGCTGATCATGGAAATTGACGTCCTCGCCATCCGGCGGATGAAGGCAATGGGAATTCCACGCCCAGTAATCGCTAATGGTTACGGCCTCCATAAGAGAACGGTCTTTGCGATCCTGGCTCAAACAAGCTGGGGGCATGTGCAATGAGAAAGCTGGCATTGGACCTTGGCTCGCGCACGGGTTGGTCTCACATCGATGACAGTGGTGTGATCTCCAGCGGTGTAACGGAATTCAGGAATGATCGCTGGCAAGGCGGAGGTATGCGATTTCTCCGCTTCAGAAGCTGGCTCGACGAGATGCATCGGCTAACGGGAGGATTTGAAGTTGTCGCCTATGAGCAGGTCCGACGGCACGTCGGTGTCGATGCTTCACATGTCTATGGAGGATGGTTAGCCATTCTGTCCGTATGGTGCGAAAGCAAGGGTATCGCCTATCAAGGTGTTCCCATTGGGACCATCAAGCGCTTCATCACCGGCAAAGGGAATGCAAGCAAGGATGCAGTCATCGCCGCCGTCCAGTCTCGGGGATTCGCACCGGCCGACGACAACGAAGCGGATGCACTCGCCATCCTGCTCTGGGCAATCGAGACGCAGGGAGGCGTGCGATGACCAGGGCAAGACTCCCCAACCGGCGGCCCAACGAGACCGTCCAGTTGATGTTCAACGACACCCGCTACGCGGTGACCGTCGGCTACTACCCGGACACCGGCTGCATCGGCGAGGTGTTCACCCACGGCGCCAAGGTCGGCTCCAACATGGACGCCATCCTGGACGACGCCTGCGTGGCGCTGTCCCTGCTGCTCCAGCACGGCGTCGAACCCGCCGGCCTTGCCGCCAGCATGGGCAGGCCGGGCGGCGACGGCGCGCCGGCCTCGATCATCGGCGCCCTCGCCGATCTCCTGGCGGAAAAGACCGTGGCTCGGACTGCGGCGGGAGGTGTGTCATGAACGGCGAGATGATGCTCAAGCACGCCGCCGGCGTGGTCGAGAACCGGCGCCGCCGGTACGGCGAGCCCCTGGACCTGTTCGATCATATCGCCAAGCGCTGGTCCCTGGTGCTCGGAACGAAGGTCACGCCGGCCCAGGTGGCGATGTGTCTGATCGACGTCAAGATGGCGCGCCTCGTCCACGATCCTAAACACCTGGATTCCACCGTCGATGTCGCCGGCTACGCCGCCATGTTGAGGGAGGTGCAGCGATGAGGTGGCATCCGAAGGGATTCGGTGGCGAGCGCCGGTCCGCCGAGCAGGTCAAGCGGGATGGCTGGCGCGAGCAGGGCATGTTGGCCGTCTCGGTGGATGACGACCGTCTCACCTGGCCGGAGAAGGAAGTGGTCCGCCAGCTGGGCGAGAAGCTCTACGGCAAACTGAGGGAGGCGGTCCATGGCTAAACGGAAGAAGCGCGAAGCCGCGGCTAACCGTCAAAGCGGCGTGGCTGGCGTCGTCAACCTGCCCGGAGGCCGCAAGGCCGAGATCATCCGCGAAGGCGATCCCGAAGGTCGGGCCGTCGTCCATCCCAGGACCATCGACACCCTGGGCAGGATGCGGCGCTTGGGAAGCATCACGCCGTCAATGTACAACGCCGCCCGAGACTTCCAGGCCCAGTTCACTATCGCCGCGCTGGACACCCTGCGTGGAGCATCGCTGATGAGGATCTCCGGCGGCTGCCATGCAGCCGATCTGACGGACCGGCAGATCACCGCCCGCGAAAACGTCCATCGCGCCATGGACGTGCTCGGCGGGATCAACAGCCCGGCCGGCAGTTGCGTATGGTACGTGGTGGGCCTTGAGCACAGCATTCGCCAGTGGGCGATGCGCCAGGGCTGGAGTGGGCGGACGGTGCACATAAGCCAAGCGCCGGGCATGCTGGTCGCTGCCCTCGGCATGCTGGCCGCGCATTACGGCTACAAACCGCCACACCAGAAATTGGG